TTATTTTTTTGCTACTAAAGATTCAAAGATATTAACAGTATCGTTTTTCATCTTCTGAGTTACATGAACATAGGTGTCCATGGTAGTAGCTAATTTAGAATGACCTAATCTCTTTTGAACGTCTTTCATGTTGGCACCATTCTCCAGTAGTAAGGTAGCATGAGTATGCCTTAAAGCATGAAAATTAAAATCTATACCTAAGTCATAATTAACAACTCTACTCAAATATTTAAGTGAGTTTGTGGATATAAGTTCACCATTCTCTTTAGTACTTAATAAATCAATTGCTGAATAAACTCTTTTGCCAAACTTATATGTAGCCTTAGAGTAGTATTCTCCATAACGTAATTTATTCTCTTTTTGCCATACAATGTGTTTTTTTAGTATATCTATAAGCGTAGCACCTATTGATATTGTCCTAAAAGAACTCTCGGTTTTTGGGGTGTCAAAACACCATTCAAACTCATCATTTAATAAATTCTTTTCTACTTTTAATGTTCTATTAACAAGATCTATGTTATCCCAGGTAAGTGCACATACTTCTGAAGCCCTTAAACCAGTATGAAAAGCTATTTGTACTGGAAGAAAGAAGTTAGATCCTTTAGGGAATCTATCAAGTATTGTGTTAACCTGCTCTATAGTTAATACCTTTATTTTTTCATCTGTCTTATTTAACTTAAATTTAGGCATTGAAACATAATTCATAGGATTTTCTTTTAGATGGCCGTATGGATAGACTGCAAGTTTTAAAGATCCAGATAAAACACCATAGAAATTAGTTACTGTGTTCTTTGTATAACCTTCAAGTTTTTTACTGTTTAAGAATTCTTGAAGAGTTGATGGGTCCAAAGAGTTCAATTTATGCTTACCAAACTTAGGAATTATATGAGAATCAACTATCTGTTTGTATTCATTGTATGTTCTATGTTTTAAGTTGACTTTTACATATTGGTCAAGCCAAAAGTTAAAATAATCACTAACACTTATGTTACTTAAAGCTGTAGACCTTCCTGTGTTTTCATACTCGGTCATAGCCTTTCTAAGAGCTTTTTCAGCTTCTACCTTAGTCTTACCACCTACTCGGCATATCTTCTTGTATTTCCCGTCTACCTTACTTGTATTGAAGTAATAGTACCACTTATCAGCACGTTTATATACTCCAGGCATTTATATCACACTCCTTTATTTTTATAAAGGGTTCGTCGCAAAGAAGAACCCAGATTATACAGAATAAAATTTAGAAATACCTTTGGATTTTGTAGTTATTTTCCTTTAAGCGCATTTTCAATAATAGTTAGCTGTTCTTTTTGCAATTCAATAATTTTTTTTTGGTTTATAATCAAGTCGCGTGCTTCTTCATTTAATTCCTCTAAAGAGTTTATTTTGGCTACTAATTCATTTATTTGAGGCTCGTAATAGTTTTCGATGAAACTGGAAACTAAATCTATACCATATTCGAGAGCTTCATTTGTCAAATTAATTAAATCTTCTTTTGTGAAATTGTCAAAATTATCAATATATGCAGGTACCTTTAAAGTAAAAGGATTGATTTTTGCCAAATCGTTTATAAAATCTTGTTTATCTTTTGATGACATATTCTCAAATGCTGAAGTATTTAGATTTAATCCATGGGGAGCAAGCATTTTTTTTATATCATCTGCAGATAATTTATCATAATATTTTTTATTGATAGAATCTGTTAATGAAGTAGTTACTGTATCATAAAATAATTTAATGTCTTCTGTATCCTTTCCTGAAGCAGATAATAGTTTTATTGAAGCTATATTTAAAGCTCTAGATATTTTGACTAAAGTAAATTCATCAGGAACTCTTTTATCTAGCTCATATTGAGAAATAGCTTGCTCTGATAAATCAACTTTTTGTGCTAATTCTTTAATTGTAAGTCCAAGCTCCTTGCGCCTTTTTCTAATAACATTACCTAAAGTGAGATTTTCTTCCATGATGCACCTCCATAAGTATATTTTATGTTAGTTATAAGAAAAAGTAAACAATTGATTATAAAAACTAAACAAATGAGTTGACATCTACTCAAATGAGGAGTAAGCTTTAAATATAAACTAAACAACTGAGTAGGAGGTGGTGAAATGTTAAAAATTGATAGAGACAAGTTTTTAATTGCAATTGCAAGAGCCGAAATAACAACAACTGAGTTAAAAGCCAAGTCAAATGTAGGGAGAAATACAATATCTAATATTATTAATGGAAAGGTATATGTAAGACCTGTAATAATTGGTAAACTTGCTAATGCATTAAATGTATCAGTAGAAGATTTAGTAGTATTTGAAAATTAGTTTTGTTTTTAATAATAAAAATAAGTGAAATTATTAGAGCGAAGATTTAGTTAGATAATTAAAATTTGTCCTAAAATAATATATAGGGTTTTTTAAAACTTTATTAGAAAACACTCTTTTCGACTATAGACAACTCAGTGAAGCTTTAAAATGGAGCAAATCCATAATCATAAAATAAATTAGCTGACCAATTAAATTCAAGAGTGGGGGATGTTAAAAATGAGTAAAAATGTAAAAGAAGTTACGCAGTTATTATGTACAGTTGAGGAGACTTCTAAGATATTAAAAACCAATACTAATACAATATATAAGCTTATCAGAGAGGGGAGATTGAAAGCATTGAAGCTTGGGAGATTAAAGGTACCTATATTTGAGATCGAGCGATTTTTACATGATAACTTAGGTGAAGATTTATCAGAGTATATATGTTAAGTGGGTGAGAGTTTGAACCCAATAGAATATTCTATAAGAAAAAAATATAGATACACAGCATTAAATTACGTATTTGATGTCTATATGGAGTGTGAGTATAGAGCTAATCTAACCCAAGAGATATTTGAGGAATTGGAACCTGGTGAATTTAGGTTTGATTATGAAAGTTGGAGTGCAAGATTAGGAATATCTAAAAAGCAATTAGAAAGAGCAATAAAGGAATTAACTACGAAAAGTGAAGTAATAATGCAAACTGAAAAAGGGAAAAGGGGCACTTGTAGCAAGTATTTTTTAGCTAGATTTCAGGAGAAGAAAAAAGAGAAGAGTAAAGAGGGGAATAAGAGAACATTAGGAGAAGAGTTAAGCGTTGATAACTCTAAACTTATAGTCACTTTAGGAGAAGAAAAAGGGAGTGATAAAGAGAGGAAAAAAGAGAAGAAAAAGGAGCAATCATCTCAATATAATAATCTCAATATAGAATCTAATAATATATATATGTCTGTTTTTGATTATTGGAATGAGAAAAACATAAAGAGACATAGGGTTTTAAACAATGATATTAAGAAAGCTATAGATAAGGCATTAAAGATAAAAGTTGAGGATGAATTTATAAAGGAGGCTGATATAAAGAGTGCAATAGATAACTACAAAGAGGTTTTAGATAGTGACTATTTCTTTAACTACAAATGGGGACTAGCTGAATTTCTCACTAGAAAACAAAAGGATAGTAGCGCAAACCAACTTGTATTGTTTTTAGACAATGGAGCAACTTATGAGAATTATAAAAGACAGTGTAAGAAGCCACTGGACAAACCTCAGGAACAGGTAATATACAAAACAAAAGTAAATAATGAAAAAGTATAGGGGGAACGCTATGTACTTTGATGTTGAACTAGAGAAGAACTTATTAGGAGCTATCTTATTCAGTAATGAGTTGATGGATGAGCTCAGAGTTAAGCCGATACAAATTTATAATAACAAAAACAGAAAATGTCTTGAAGTAATGTGTAGTCTTCATAGTGAGAATAAAGAGATTAATTATGTGACACTTGCAGAAGCTTTAAAGGGTATATGGACCATTACAGAAATTGCTTATCTAACAGACAATGGCTCACTTTATTTAGGATCATTTAACAGTATACAGGATAAAATAATAAGCCTATATGAGAAAACTGCAACCAATAATGCTTTAGTTAAAGGAATTGAAATGTTAAGTGAAGGAAAAGAACCTGTACATGTTTTAACAGTGATCAATGACTGTTTTAGTAAAGATATAGATGATAGCACAAGCAGTATAAAACATATAAGTGAATTTGTAGAAGATGCTTTAGTGACAATAGAAAATGCCTATGCAGGTGGTAGCAAAATAACTGGTATGGAAACTGGATTTAAGCTTTTAGATGATACCTTAAATGGTATAGAGAAAGGAAAGTATATAATAATCGGCGCAAGACCAGGCGTAGGTAAATCCGCGATGGCTCTGGAAATGGCCAAAAGGTTATCAAGAAAAAACACAGTTTTAGTATTCAGTCTTGAGATGCAAGGAGAAGAAAATGCCCAAAGGTTATTAAGTAATGAGGCTAGACTTCCTATGATGAATGTAAAACGTGGGAACTTAATGCCAGAATCATTTTCTAATCTTATTAATAAAGCGGCAGTATTAGAAAAACTTAATCTAAGCGTTGATGAAACAGAAGGTTTAACCATTGAAGAACTTGAAAGAAGGGCAAGAAGATTTAGAAAATCTAATGGATTAGATGTTATAGTAATTGACTATTTAACACTACTAAATGCAGAAGCTAAATTTAATGGAGTTAGAGAGAAGGTAAATTATATATCTACAAAGATAAGGCAACTGGCGAAATCATTAAATGTAGCAGTAATAGTCTTATCACAGCTTAAAAGAGAAGCAGAAAGTAATTCAAATAATGATACTCCTAAGCCTGTTACAATGGCTGATATAAGGGAGAGTGGCAATATAGAGCAGGATGCACACGTAATTCTATTACTTCAAGAGAAGATATCAGTGGATCCTAGCAATAAGGATAAGTTGTTAGTATATGTGGCTAAGAACAGGGGTGGACAAAAAGGAGAGACAATAGAGTTTAACTATTACAAGAGAACACAAATAATTGATGAAATAAACTAATGGAGGAATGGAAGTGAATAGAGAAGATTTAAGAAAAGTTGAGTGGAAAGAAAAAGTAGCTCCTATATATGACAATAGTGAACTATCTAGCGAGTATAAACAGATAAATAATACAGGGTATTTTCATATGTGGATTAAGGATAAGATAGTTTATTTAGATGGTGCTGAAGAAGTGAGAGTTAACGCTTTAGTAGAAAAAGAAAGTGGTGAAATGGTCTATGTCAATTCTACTGATATAAGATTTTGTGAAACCTGCATATAACGGGTATAGCGTATGAGCAATGAGAAAGAATTAAAGGTTGTAATTCTAAGAGTAAAAGATAAGTATCTAAAGTGCAATGACTTAAACTTAAAGAAACTTATGGGGAAAATTATTGCAGGAGATATAAGTATAAATAATAGAAACATGTAGAACAATAAGGTAAAAGTTGATGGTTTTGGATACAAAAATTATATAAGAAAGGGTAGGTGTATTTTATGAATCAAATAGTAACTGAGAGTAATGAAGGCTTAATTAAGAGTATAAAGCTTCTTTGTGGAGATGATTTAAGTAGGGGGAATATAGAGAATGTAATAAGTAATATTAAGCGTGTACAGAGATGCCTTGATGAAAGTGAATGGGTTCAAGAAATGATTAGAAATAATGCTTCAGCAAATGAAATAGCTGATGAAATAATAATAAGAATGAAGTATATTATGGAACAGAAAAAGTTGAAAGAGCAGAACGCTAAAGAATATCAACTTAATTAATATTTATGTGGAGGTTAAAATATGAATTTAAGAGAAATAAGGGAATCTAAGGGATTTGATCTAGTATATGTTTCAAAAATGACAGGCGTTACTAAAGGGATTTTAAAGAAGTTTGAAGATGGACAATATGATTTAAAACTAAGTGAGGCTAAAAGTATAGCTAGGTTCTTTAAGATAAATATATACAGCTTAATTGGCAAAGAAACATCAAGTAATGCTAGCTTTAATGTCAAATTTGAAAAGAATCTATTAAAGCTTAGGAGAAAAGCCATGATGTTTAGAAATAATGAATTTGCTAGTTCAATAGGAATTTCAACAAAGATTTTAGGAGAAATTGAGAATAGAGATTATGACATAAGAATTAGTCTATTATTTAAAATATGTGAAAGTTTAAAACTAGATATAGAAGAAGTACTAATATGTGCTTGATTCAATATATGTAGCTAAAAGCAGTAAATTAAGACTTGAAAACTGAAGTGCAATATACGCACATTAGGGATAGAAAAGATTAATAGGCAGTGTAATGCTAAAAAATTAGGAGGAAAAGAAGATGATTAAACAAAGTCAAATATTTAAATATAAGAATAAAATTTTTGTATTAGCAGAACATGATAGTGATTTTGAAGGGTATTCATTTAGTTTTAAAAATATAAGAATAATAAGCGTTAATGGAAAACTAGCTAAATGGAAAAAACAATTATGGCTCCATAAATTCATTAAAGCAGAACTGAGAGGACAACGTAGTGGATGTCTAAGATAACAGTAATTATGATAAGAAATAAAAATGATCAGAAGAAGTTTTTAAAAGACAGTAAAAATAATATAAAAAAATAAAAGCCCATTTCCAAAGGAAATAGACTAAGTCTCGCAACTTTAGTTTATCCTTTGGAGATATAAATGTCAAGGAGGATACTTATGGCGGTAGCTATATTACAAGCATATTTAGATTACTGTAAAGAAAATAATGTTATTCCAAATGTAGTTGAGCTTAATGAATGGAAGAAGAAATATAATCATAGATAGTTAATTGATAATGTAGGAATCTTCTACATTAAGAAGTAAAAAGTCAGGTGTAGTTTTTTCTACACCTGAAGTACACTTATAATTCTCAAATAAGGAGAAAATACAATGGAAAAAATATATACAAAAGGAATAGATGAATCAATTTCATATAAATTAATTTTAGATAAATTTTTAGTACAAGTTATCAAGGAATATAAAAAGAGAATTTATCCAAGGATTCATAGGAAGTTACTTATCAGGGATGTAGTAATAGTAGCTGATAAGTTAACAAGACCTACTATAGGAAGATATAAAGCTATTGAAAGTGAGGAATATGACTATACTCATAAGATTACGGTGAGCACAAGCCTTTTAGATAGCTATTTATATACGCGTTCACGAAAAACATACTACAAGAACATGATAAAAGATACTATAGCACATGAAATCTTGCACGCAATTGTTAAAGAAAAATATGAGCGCTTTTTTAAAACATCATTAAATGATGGCAGTCCTATATTCCTTAGTCTACTTACGTTTTTTAATGTACCTAGCGGTCATAGAGCTATGGGAAGTTTTATGAGAACTGAGTTATATAAAAGAGTAAAAGAATTTAATAGCTTTGATGAGCTTGATGATTTTATATTCCTAAAGTTAATGGAGTACAAAGATATGTTTAGAGAATTAGAAAAAATAGGAGATGAAAAAAAGGAAATCATTTATTTAAATGACTTTATTTTTTCTAGTGGTGAAGTAACAGGAATAAAGGGATACAGTACTATTACTGGAGAAGACAATGGAGTAAGATGTAAAGCTAGTATTTTTGAGATAGGACCATATACTGAGATATCAGATATAAGAAAACTTGTAATTAAAAAAATTAAAGCAAATAGTTTTGAGAATAAGATTATAACAATTGATAAAAAGAGTGCTTTAAAAGTGCAGCATATGGACGTATAGAAAAAGGAGAATAATATGATAAATACTAATAAACATAAACTATATTTAAAAGCTTTTGATGATGCCTTAATAGCTTATGAAGAAGCTTTTAAAGATAATAAGAAAGACCTCAAGGAGATTATAAGGAAAATAATTGTATATGGAGTTAAATCAATAATTACTAAAGAACAAGATGATTCTCAGTCAGAATTGAATTTTATTATGGCAGACGGAATAACTCAATTGATGGGATCTCTAACTCCTGGAGAATTTATTTCACTTTATCCTATTAAAAAAGAATATGACGGAGATAAATCGGGCTTCAAAGATTATTACTATACCAAGGCCTATATGGACACTTTAAATGCTGATGAGCCAATAGGACAAGAAATAATAAATCTTTTATGGGAATACCACAATATAGAAATAAAATTATTTAATGTTAAGTTGCTTGGATACATGAGTGATGTTAGGGTTCTAAATGGGGGAAGAAGTTTAGAGCAAGAATTCGCAGGTGATATGGGATTAAAAACTATTAGGATGTATAAAGGTAACAATGGAAAACAATTTATGATTAATGAAAATGGTAAGTCAGTAAAGATAAATAATAGACCAAGCTATATAAAAATAATTAAGTAAATTAGAAAGGATGAGATAACATGGATAATTTAGAAAGTACATTTAAAGATTTCGATTACTTCTTTGCAAACTTTGCATCAGAAAAATTAATAAATAAATTTGCTCAACAATTTAAACAGAAATTAATTGATAAATCAAGGGGAGGAAAACTGGACCTTGAGGATCCTGGAAATATGAGTTTTGTATTAGGTGAGTTTTTTATAAGTACAATAATGGCTAATAGAGAAATGCTAGCTTTATATCATAATTGGTTAGTAAATAACTTTGAGATAAAACCGAAGGAAGATTAAGGACAAGGTACTGGAGGTATGAATGGAGAAAGTTTTAAAAAAAGAAATAGAAAACAAGTTATGTACCTATTTTATTAAAGATAAGGTTATATGCAACTTGAAAAAGGAAATAACATTACTTGAAAAGCACATTGAAGATATCAGAAATGAAATAGAGAAAAATAGAAAGTCTATAGATAATTCAGATGCATATAAAATATACACCAGTAATTATCAAGAGCAAACTATATTAAATATAATAGCTAAAAAGGAAGAAGAAATAGCCAGTAAGATATCTAAAATAAGTGATATTCAGGAAACAATAAGAAAGATGGAAGCAGATTGTGAGAAGGTTAAATATAGTTTAGAAAAACTTGAACTAGATAATAAGGAGTATATGGAACTTCTTAAGCTAAAGTATGGTGTTCCTAGGCATAATGAGCAGCAGATAGCTTTTAAGCTTCATTGTAGCCAATCCACAGTAAACAGGATGAAAGATAGCTTGTTAAAACATATAAGCTTGGAACAATGAATAAATAGTAATAGAAGGATGTGTAAATATAGGTGCACATCCTTCTTTAGTAATTTAAATTAAGTAAAGTTCTAATAGTAGATTTATCATTAGTTTAATTCCTTTAATGCTTGTCTAACTGCTTCTTGTCCAAATTTCTTGATTAACACCTCTGCAAAAACTTCTGAAGCTCTTCTATTAAATTCCTTTTTACCTTCTTTGCTTAGTTCTACAATGCTGACTTTAATTTTTCTCTTCATAATTCCTCCAAGGGGATATTGTTGATTTCACAATTTTTTTGCAGCTTCTTTCACTCCTTCTACTCCAAATTTTTTTATAGCTATTTGAGCTATAGCTTCAGCAAGTCCTCTGTAAATTTCATCCTCACTTTTGTATGTGTAACTTATAATTACTTTAATTTCTCTTTTATTAATAGAAATCAACCCCTTTATGACATTATATGTAAAATAATACCATTTAAAGTGAGAGTTGAAAACACTAAACTACATAAATTTATGAATAAAACATGAATAATATCCGAATAAAATAAGATGTTATATTTGCTATACTTAATATATAGTAATTGTGATATTTCATGTCCAGTTTTAAGATATAGGTTGACTATACCCAAAACGAGGTGATTTCAGTGATTGATAAAGAAAAAATTAAAGAATTATACATAAATGGATATAATGCAGTTGAGATTGCTAAGTCAACTAATAATAAAATAGATGCTGTTAGAAAGTGTATACAAAGAAATTTTGAGCATTTAAAATATAGCCATGAAGTAGCGATAACACGAAGAAAAGAAGAAGTAAGGGCAGTTAATTACGGATCTAAAAGATATCTTAGCGATAGAGCGTTTATATTGAAAAATAGGTCTATATATAAAACATTACCTAATGGAGATATCGTCCTTAATAAAGAAGTAGCTGGAATAGTTACATGGGATACTCCAAAAAGATTAGTAAATGAAAATAAGAGTATTATATGAGGCACTCATTAGTTTGAGTGTCTTTATTATTGTTTATAAGGAGGGGGAGTGGCATGGAGTATATAACATATCTATGTAAAACTTGTAGAAAAGAATTTATATTACCTACAGATGAATTAGAATCTAATACAAGAAAGGGACTGTATATTTCATGTTGTTACTGTGGGGATAAGAGTGTAAGGAAGGTTAGTGAAACAGATAGTATAAAAGAGTGCATGAAGGAACGAAAATATATGAGAAATAAGCATGGAGCATTAATGCAAAGATAGAAGGATTTTAGAACCTTTTTATGGAATTATATCTATAGAAAGGTGGTGTTGTTGATGGATAAAGAAAAAATAGAGAAAAAACTTATATATTTAAGAGAACAAAAGGAAAATCCTACAGGGAATTATAGAAAATATTTAGTTAGAACTTACATGTATATATTAGAAGATTCCAAGGTTGATAATAGGGGCTGGAGCAAAACAACTCTTAACAAAATGGTTGAATATGTATATGAAGATAATCCTGATCATATGGCTAGAGAAATGGTTGTTGAGTATAAGAATACTCTTAGGGACTTGGGTTATATAAGAAATGCTAAAGAGGATGGAGAATGGCATACATATATAATCAAAGAACTTGATTTTTAAAATGATTATATGTATCGGAGGCAAGATATGGATATAAAAGATAGAGTTTTAATAAAGTATATAGATAGAAAAATTAATAATAAGCCACCTAGTACATACAAGGAATTGAAAGAAAAACTAGAAGAAAAATATACAAAATATAATGATGAGAATTTAATTGAAGAATATAATCACTTAAAATATCAGAAAATAGCTGAGGAATCAATGAATTCAGAGAATAAACCGTTAGGAATTGTAGCTGTAATTTCTGTAATAGTATCATTGGTAGCTATTTTTTATGAATCTAACAAACCAATATTAGAAAAAGGTACCTTTGTATCTATTTTAATAATTATGCTTTCATATGTACTCTTTATAAACATTAGAATAGATAATAAAGCTAAAAATCTTGTTTATTATAGTTTAGCAATAGAGGTAATGGAAAAAGTACTTAAAAATAAAAATTTATTAAAAGAGTCCTAGTAGGGCTCTTTTTCTATTTGGGAAATTAAGGAGGTGAGTCTATTGGCAAAATCTAAATGGGAAGACATCAAAGATAAACTAATACTTATTGAGGGGTGGGCACGTGATGGGCTCACTGATGAACAAATAGCTAATAATTTGGGAATAGGTAAGACAGCTTTTTATAAATATAAAAAGGAACATGTGAACTTTGCGAACGCCTTAAAAAAGGGAAAAGAAGTTATTGATTTTGAAGTAGAGAGCTCACTTCTTAAAAGAGCGTTAGGATATGAATATACAGAAGTAACTAAAGAGAGAATTATGAGGAAGGATGAAAAAGGACAACCAATAACTGATATTCATGGTTTTCCTTGCTATGATATGGTGGTCACTAAGACAGTTAAGAAAGAAGTTGTACCAGATACTACCGCACAAATCTTCTGGCTTAAGAATAGAAGACCTGATAAGTGGAGAGATAAGCAAGAAATGCAGCATAGTGGAGATATGGGATTGAATATAGTTGTTGACTATGGTGATGACGATGAAGGCAGTTAAAGTTCAATTCAATGCTATCTTTAGAGAATTTAATAAGTGTAAAAAGAGATACAGACTTGCTAAAGGTTCAGCAGGTTCCGGAAAGTCCGTTAATATAGCTCAAGACTTTATTTTAAAACTTGCGGATATTAAATATAAAGGAGCTAATCTACTTGTAGTTAGAAAGATTGAATCAAGTAATAAGGACTCAACATTTGCTGAGTTACAAGCAGCTATATATAAAATATATGGTGAAAATACGCCTATGTATTGGGATATTAAAGAGAACCCATTAGAAATAACAAGTAGAGTAACTGGAAATAAGATAATATTTCGTGGTATGGCTGATGCAAGGCAAAGGGAAAAGGTTAAGTCTATAACATTTAAACAAGGAAAATTAACATGGATATGGATCGAAGAATCTACAGAACTATTTGAATCTGATATAGATATCTTAGATGATAGACTTAGAGGAGAATTATCCTTTAACTCTAATTTGTATTATCAAATTACTTTTTCATTTAATCCTGTGTCAGCTTCACATTTTATAAAGGCTAAATACTTTGATATACAGAACCAGGATATATTTACTCATCAAAGTACATACAAAGAGAACAGATTTATAGATGATGCTTATTCAAGACGTATGGAGATGAGAAAAGAAAGAGATCCAGAAGGTTATAGAGTATATGGTTTAGGTGAATGGGGAGAAACTGGTGGATTAATATTAACCAAGTATAAGGTCCATGACTTTGATATAAACCCTCAATTCTTTGATAATATGGTAAACTCTCAAGACTTTGGTTTCAATCATGCTAACTGTATAGGAGAGATTGGATTTAAGGATGGAGATTTATATGTATGTAGGGAAATATACGTATTTGAGAAGGATACTGAAGAAATTATAACACTTGCAAATACTAAGAACTTTAATAAGAGTCTAACAATGCATTGTGATAGTGCTGAACCAGATAGGATAAAGATGTGGAAGAAAGCAGGATATAGAGCTAGAGGAGTAAAGAAGGAGTCAGGAAGTGTCAAGGCTCAAATAGATTATCTAAAACAAAGAACCATACACATACATCCTTCATGTGTAAATACAATAAAAGAAATTCAACAATGGAAATGGAAGAAAGACGAGAAAACAAATACGTATCTAGATGAACCTGTAGAGTTTATGGATGATGCTATGGCAATGCTCAGATATAGTGTTGAAGATATAAGAAGAAATAGAAAATGGTTAGTTTAAGGAGGTGGTATAAATGCTGTTAGATATATTATCAGACAATGAGATTATAGCTGCCAAAGCATTAGAGAAAGCATTAGCTAAAGATAGAATATCAGATAAGAAAAAGAAAGCCAGGGAAGGGTTAGCTTATTACAAAGGTGAGCATGAGATCCTAAACTATAGGCTTTTTTATTTTGATTCAAATGGAGTACTTAAAGAAGATAAATATAAAAGTAATATAAAGATACAACATCAATTTCATACTGAATTAGTAGATCAGAAGGTTCAGTACTTATTGTCCAATCCCTTGGAGGTAATAACTAAAGATGAAAAGTTCCAGGAGTATTTAAAAGAGTATATTAATGAGCAATTTCAAGAGTTATTACAGGATATTGTAGAAGGTGCAGCTAATAAGTCGTATGAGTACGTATATGCTTATAAAGATTCAACTGGAAAATTATCATTTCAAGTAGCTGATTCATTAGGGATAATACCTATTTATGATGAAGCAGATAACTATAGTTTAAAGGCAATAGTTAGATATTATGATATTACTGTATATGATGATAATCTAAAGGAATTGACTATTACTAAAGTTGAAGTATGGACAGATACACATACAACTTACTATATACAAAGAAAAGATAAATCAGGTTATGAAATTGATAAAGGGATACAGCTAAATCCTAAACCACATATAGTCTTAGAAGATGATACAGCTATATATGATGGGGGAGGACTTGGATATATACCTTTCTTTAGGTTAGATAATAATAAGTACCAAAAGACAGATTTAGAGCCTATAAAAGCTTTAGTAGACGATTATGATTTAATGGCATGTGGTTTATCAAATAATCTTCAAGACTTTCAGGAAGCTATATATGTTGTTAAAGGATATCCAGGAGATAGTTTGGATGAGCTTACACAAAATCTAAAGACCAAGAAAACAATAGGAGTAGACGGTGATAACGGAGGTCTAGAAGTAAAGACTATAGACATTCCGGTAGAAGCTAGAAAGGCTAAAATAGCATTAGATAAAGAAGCTATATATAAATTTGGTATGGGATTTGATTCATCTCAAGTAGGGGATGGCAATATAACCAATATAGTTATTAAATCAAGGTATTCTTTATTAGATTTAAAGTGTAATAAGGCTGAAACAAGATTAAGAACATTAGTAAGACAGCTACTTAGAATAATAGTAGATGATATTAATTCAAGGTATGGTACTTCTTATAATCACCAGGATATTGAGATTAATATTGTAAGAGAAACTATGGTAAATGAGGATTCTGTAGTAGCTAATGCAAAAATTGAAGCAGAAACTCAAACAGCTTTGATAAATAATGTTTTATTAGCTGGGAATACAATTAGTAATGATACTAAGCTTAAACTTATATGTGAGATATTAGAACTTGATTATGAAGAAGAAAAGAAAGCTTTAGAAGAACAAGGCCCATATGTAGATATGAATAAACTTAGTGATGAATTAATATCTAAAGCTAATAATTCCGGTGGTGATGTAGTTGAGTAAGTATTATGATGAGCTCGTAAATCTAGCCGAAAAAGACGAAGAAAAAATAAAGAAGACACTTATTCAAAACTACGTACAATCCATAGCTGAGATGAAAAAGAAAATAAAAGATTATACTCAGACTAATGAAGCTCTAAGCTTTGCTAAACAGATGGAGCTTAAAAGATATGATTCTTTGATAGAGCAAATGAATTCTATATTAAAAGGTTTATATGATAATAACTATAATGCAATAGTGGACTATGATATTACTAATTTTGATAGAGAGTATTTTGGAGTATTTTATCAAGCTGAAAATATAGGTAAAGTAAACCTTCAATTTAGCCTTTTAAACGAAGATTATATAAGACAGGCAATAGAAGCACCAATAGAAGGTTTAAAGCTATCAGAAAGGCTATATGATAAGAATTTGAATGATATGAAGCTAAGGGTTAAAGGTGCGGTTACTCAAGGATTGATTAACTCAAATGGATATGCTTCAATAGCTGAAAATATTTCAAGTATAGGGTGGACAGACTTCAATCATGCACTTACTATAGCAAGAACTGAAGGTGGAAGAATTAAGTCTTTAGGTAGGCAGCAAGGTCAACAGGAAGCAGTAAATAAAGGTGTAGATTTACAAAAGAAATGGTTATCTACTCTTGATAAAAAGACTAGACACTCACATCAAAAATTAGACGGTCAAATTGTAGCTATAGATGAAGAGTTTGAAATCAATGGACATAAAGCTCCTCAACCTAGATTATTTGGAGTAGCCAGTGAAGATATTAACTGTAGATGTGATACTGTAACATTAGTTGAGGGTATCTCATCACGCTTAAGACGAGATAATATAACAAAAGATACAGTTACTTATAAGAACTATGAGAACTGGTATAAAAACAGAGTAGAGCCTAAAAAATAGGCTTTTTATTTTTGCTCTTTTTACACGTTTGCAGAGCATAAAGAACAAAGAACTCTTAACAGGGACAGACCTGTATAAAAATGTATTGGAGGAATAGAAAGATGGAATGGTTAAGAAAATTATTAGAAGGCGCAACAATAGCAGATGGGAAGTTAGATATAGAAGCTTTAATGACTTCTATAAATACTGAATTTCCTAAAAATGCGGTACCAAAAGATAAATATAATGACATTAGCGGTGAACTTAAAACAGCTAATGCTACTATCAAGGATCTAAAGAAAAATAACTCGGATAATGAAACACTACAGAATACAATTAAGGAACACGAGACGACAATAGCCACTTTAAAGGCTGATTCAACAAAGAGAGAAAAAGAGTATTCAGTTAAAGGTGCTTTAGAGAAAGCTGGAGCTACTGACATAGAGTATTTACTGTACAAGCTTGGCGGAGTAGATAAACTTGAAGTAGATTCAGAAGGTAAGATAAAAGATTTAGATAATAAAATAAAGGATTTACAAGCTACTAATGCTACATTCTTTAAAACTATAGAAAGTAATGAAAATAAACCTAAGGTAATAGAAAACAAGTTACCTGGAGGAGAGCAAACAAAATCATTTACTAAAGATGAAGTTGCCAAAATGTCTCCACAAGAGATTAATGCAAACTGGGATGTAATAAAAACAATAGATTTAAGTAAATAAGAGAGGATGATGTTAAATGTCAGTATCAAATTTTATACCAACAATATGGGAAGCTAGATTAGTAGAGAACTATCACAAAACATCTATAGCAGATGTTATTACAACTCCACCAACCAAAATAGAAGGGAACAAGCTTGTATTTAATAATGTAGGTGCTGTAGCTATTAAAGATTATATAGGAGCTGTTGAATGGGATGAATTAGACACCCCTAAAGTAGAAATAAACATGAATCAAAAGAAGTATTGGGCAATAAAGCTCGATGATGTAGATGCTATTCAAGCTGCTGGAGATTTAGTAGATGCTCATACAGCTGAAGCATCAGCAACACTAAATGAGGTTATAGATACTTATGTTTTATCACAAATGGCAACAGGAGCAGGTAAGAAACTTGGTGCTAAAACAGTGAATAAAACTAATGCTTATGATCTAATTGTAGATATGGGAACAGAATTAAATAAGAAAAAAGCACCTAAGATTAATAGATATGTAGTTATTAACTCAGACTATTTAGGACTATTATCAAAGGATGATAGATTTACTAAGCAACCTATAATACTTCAAAATGGAGTAGTTGAAGGTCAAGTTATAAATGGATTCCAAGTAGTAGTTTCTGAAGAAGTTCCAGTTGCATCAGGAGCAGCGACTATAATAGGCCTTTATAAAGGAGCTACAGGACATGGTAAGCAGCTACAAGAAACAGAAGCCTTAAGATTACAAGATGCTTTTGCAGATGGTATGAGGGGACTTTGTGTTCATGGAACTGGGGTTATTAAAGCGGATGGATTAGTAACAGCAGTGGTTACTATAGAAGTTGAAGGAGCATAGAACTAGGGGAAATCTCTAGTTCTTTTTAGGTGGTGATAACTTGATAATCACTTTGGATAAAGCTAAACAACTATTAGGAATAAGTGATACTTCTAAGGACTTTGAGATAGAAGAAAAGCTTAAAGGGTTAGAAATAACAGTAAGAAACTTAACTAATAATAAATTCTTAGATATCAGGGTTAGAAGTCATAGAAAGCTTGTATTTGGTTCTGATAATAAAACTATAACTGGAGATAATTTTCTTAAGTTAGGCTTTAGACCAGGAGATTCTATAGATATAGATGATTGTTTATTAAACAAAGGGATATTTACTGTAGAAGCTGTTACTGATAGTTCTATAACAGTAAATGAAGATATATTAGATGAAGAAAATATAAGCCTTATAACTAAGATAGTATACCCTTATGACATTGTACAAGGAGTAATTAAGCTTATTAATTATGACTTTAAAATGTCAGATAAAATAGGAGTAAAGCAAGAATCTATATCCAGATATTCAGTTACTTATTATGATGTAAATTCAACTGAAAGTATAGAAGGTTATCCGGCCACTCTTATGAAATTTTTAAATAAGTATAAGAAGTTGAGGTGGTCTTAATGGATACTTCAAAATGTCCTGAATACTCAGTTATGGGAGTAATACAAACTGATAATGAAATAGGTGGATTTGTAGAGACACAAGAAGAATTATTCAAAGTTAAAGGGTTTTTAGATCTATTAACAGGAGATGAAAAGACAACTAATAATGCTTTTATGGAAGAATCAACTCATATTCTATTAATGAATTATAGAGCTGGGATAAAGGCTAAAGAGAATTGGTTAGTTGATGAGATAGGTAATAGATATGATATTACTCTTGTAGATGATCCTATGAACTTCCACAGGCATTTAGAGATTTACTTAAAGTTTGTAGGTGATAAAATATGACTTTTGTAAATAATTCTAAAGCATGCAAAGAAGCCATAAGAAAAGCTCAAGTTAAATGGTTATATGCAGCAGGTGAGCTATTAGTAAGTACTATAAGACCTTTAATACCAGTAATGACTTCTAATCTTAAAACTTCACTTGATTATGTGGTAGATGAAGATAAGATGACATTAACAGTAGGTGTAGGTGAAGAATACGCCGTGTATGTTGAGTTTGGAACTGGTGAATTTGCAGAGAATGGACAAGGGCGTAAAGGTGGATGGACCTATAAAGATCCTATAACAGGTGAAACAGTATTTACATGGGGGCAGTACCCACAACCATATATGAGACCAGGTTATAGGAATCAGAAAAAGAATATAGAAGTTTTACTCGCAAAATATTTAAAAGAGCTTGGGACTTCAGCTAAAATAACCATGAAGAAGGTGAAGAAATGATACCTTTTTTACAAGAATTAAATAAAGAGTTTAAGAAGGTATGTACGGAAAGTTATCTTGAATATAATACAGCTAAAGCAGTGACATACCCATACCTAACATATACCCTTTCTAGTGAAGATTTAGAGCACCAGGAAGGGTTTTATGTTGATGTAGATATATTTGATAACTGTGGTTCAAATACAGTAAATTTGGAGCAATTAACACATAGTCTTAAGCAGCATTTCAAAAGCAATGCTATCCTTACAGATGATTTGTTAATCCAATTTGAATATCAAACAGCTAGGAACATTCCTACTATGTCAGAAGTAATAAAAAGAAGATCTGTACAGTTATATTGTAAAGTAGATTGGAGGTAATAATATGCCAGAAGCAGTAAAAACAAATGGATATAGTGCCAATACTCCTAAGTATTATCTTTTAAATGCTGGAGCTATATTCAAGAATGTTGCATATAATGCAACTAGTCATAAGTATGAAGGGGATGCAATAGGAGCAACTACAGAAGGTGCTAAACTTAGTATTGCAATGACATTAAGACAACCGGAAGTTGATGGACTTTTAGTTAAAGTTAAAGGAAATGATGTATTTGAAAGTGTTGAAGCAACTCTTGAATGTACCTTGAAGGAATGGAAAAAAGAGAATTTAGCAAATGCTTTATTTGCAGATGTAACAACAGGAGATGGAACTACAGCACCTACTGGATATAAGATAATTAAGGGAAGAAATGTGATACTAGATAGTGACTATATAACAAATATAGCCTATGTAGGTAAAATATCAGGAGAAAATGAACCTGTAATTATATTCTTAAAGAATGCATTAAATACAGCAGGGTTATCTATAGAAACAGCTGATAAAGGTGAAGCTGGAATACCTTGCAAGTTTGAAGCTAGAGCAGATGCAGATAAACCAGAAGATTATAATAGCATATGGGAAATAGTATACCCAGAAACAACACCTTAAGCTAGGAGAAATCCTAGTTTTTATTTTTAGGAGGATTTAGTTATGGAAGAAGAAAAGTTAGAAATGAGAAAACTTACAGGACAAGATTTATTTCCTATGCTCAAGATTTTGAGTAAGGTAAAAGTAAAAGATATGGTAATGGAGTTTATTAAGAAAAGAGAAGAGTTTATTAAAAATGCTAAAGAGTATACAGAAAAAGAGCAAATGCAAATAGGTATGGAGCTATTTGGAGAGATAATTAACACAACTCTTGCTAATTTAGAACTAGCTAAAGATGATATCAATAAGCTTCTAGCTAACCTATGCAAAGTAGAAATATTTGAAATTGAAAAACTCAATATGATTGAATATACAGAATTAATTTTAGGCTTTTTTGAAAAGGATGAATTAGCCGATTTTTTCAAATGTATTTCTTCATCCAAAAAGTTAAGGAATTTAATATAAAGGATTTACTATTTAAAAGATACTCCAATGTTAATGAGCTCTTAGGAACTTTTAATGATTTTAAGGATCTTAAGGAGTACCTAGAAAATCTTTTAAATAAATCCATGGACGAAGAAATGTATGAGTACTATATTCATAAATCAATTCTAAGTGACGTTAGTTTTGAGGACTTTAAAAATAGTGTTATGCAGCGAGTTAAAGCAAGCCAAATGACAGATAAAGAAGTAGATTTAATTATGAATGATGCGTTCCAATACATTGAACCAAGGAGGTGAGAATAGATATGGCTATGATGGATTTATTTACTATGGCTGGTCAAATTGTTACTAATGCAGATGATGCAAACAAAGATATTGATAGTGTAACAAATAAAGCAGAAGAATCCGAAAATCGTATGGTAAAGGCATTTAAAGGCATAGGAGCAGCTGTAATAGCTGCATTTGCAGTAGATAAGATAATTAGTTTTGGTAAAACCATGGTAGAAACAAGTGCTAAATTACAAGCTCTAGACTCACAATTCGAACAAACATTTAAAGACAATCAAGGGCAAGCTATGGATATGATTAATAATCAAGTGCAAGACCAAGGGATTCATGTAGATAGGCTTAGAGGTGCATGGAGCTCATTCTATGGAACGTTTAGAGGGAATGGAGCAGATGCAAACCAATCACTAGAACTTACTAGCAAATACATGACATTGGCTGGAGATGCCTCTGCCTACTATGATACATCTTTAGAAGATGTTACTGGACGATTAAAGTCTCTAGTAATGGGAAATTTTGAAGCTGGTGATGCAATAGGTATTAATATAAATGCCACTAAGATGGATACTATAGCTAAAAGAGAATATGGTAAGGCGTGGCAGAATCTTAGTGATACAGAAAAAGAATATTTACTTATAGATACTGTAGGGAAAATATATGATAGTAATGGTGCTATGGGACAAGCGAGTAGAGAAGCTGATGGGTACGAGAATGTAATGGGAAATTTAAATGCTGCATGGGATAGATTTCTTCAAGTTTTAGGTTCACCACTTCTTGGGGGTGTTGTTTTAGTAATACAAGGAATAACTGATGCTCTTACTAAACTAACTGAATATATAAAAGAGAATGAAACATTATTTCAATCAGTTGCAGCGTTTGTTGGGATTCTAACTTTGGGGATTATAGCATATACAATATCTATGAATTCAGCAGCCATAGCTACATTTTTAATGACAGCAGCAACAACTGGTTTTGGAGCTGTAATGGCATTTATTACTTCGCCAATAGGAATTGTAACGTTAGCATTAGCATTATTAGTTGCAGCAGGAATAGCCCTTTATAAGAATTGGGATTGGGTTAAAGAGAAGGCCCTTGAAATATGGGGTTCTATCAAAGAATATGTATCTAATAAGCTTTCAGAAGCTGGAGAAGCTATAGATGGTCTTAAAACAACAGTAAATAATGTATTTAGTTCTTTGCTTGACATAATGACTCAACCATTTAGAGATGCCTATGATTTTATAATGGGAATAGCAGATAAAATAAAAGAATCAATAAATAAGATGTTTGATGTTAAGATAAAACTACCACATTTTAAGCTAGATGGTGAATTTAGTTTAATGCCGCCTAGAGTACCTAAACTGGGTGTAGAATGGTATGCGGATGGCGGCATAATGACTAAGCCGGGTATATTTGGGGTTAATCCAAGCACAGGTAAACTAATGGCAGGAGGGGAACCTTCTACAGGAGGTGAAGCTATTATGCCTTTAAATAAGCTTCCTGAGATTATAGCTGAAGCTATGAGGAGAGCTGGGTTTGGCAGTCAATTAGTACAAGTGGTACTTCCAGATGGAAGAATCTTAGCTGAGCTAGTAGCAGAGAATCAGGATGTTGTAGATAGGTATAATAATAGAGGGTTATAGGAGGGAACTATGAAAGCTACAAGTATAATATTTAATAACAGAGATTCGGTAGAAGATTTTGGTTTGTATTTAGCTGAAAGCCCTTCTATTCCTTTAAGCATAGAAGAAACTGAGAGTATAGTTGTTGAAGGTAGAAGTGGAACATTAACTAGAAAACTTGGAACATATAAAGATAAAAAGATTAGGTGTAAATTTAGATTATTATCAAAGGAAGATTTCACAAGAAAAGTTGATAGAATAATAGAATGGTTAAATATCATTGAAGATAGCGATTTAATATTTGAATTTGATAATGAGGTAAAATATAAAGTTAAAGTAGTTAATTGCAGTGAAGATATACAAAAGCAATTAAATTTTTATGGAGATTTTGATGTTGAGTTTGTTTGCGATCCTTTTAAATATCCTATTTATAATGATATTATAACAACTAACCAAAAGAATACTGTTTTATATAACAATGGCACATATAAAAGCGAACCGTATATAAAAATGATTGGTAGTGGAAATATAACTATTTCTGTAAATGGGAAGACCACAATAATAAATAATGTGAGTGAGTACATAGAATTAGATTCTATGTATTTTTTATGTAAAAAAGGATTAACAAATGAAATGCTCAAGATGAATGGAGATTTTCCTATATTTGAAGTTGGAAACAACACTATATCAATAACGGGAAATGTTACAAGTGTAGAAATCAATATGAGAACTAGGTTTCTATAGTGGGGTGAGAAAATGATTAAGATTTATGATAGATTTTCAACTAAAAATACTGTTCTTTATACTAATGGATTAGCAGCATTAGATAATATTTGTATAAGTGCTGAAATAACTGAAAAAGTTAATGGAGAATATGGATTTAGTGCTACCTTCCTATTAGATAAAGAAAATAATAAACATGAATATATAGATGAAGAAGCAATATTAAAAGTTCCGGATGTATATGGAGATGAAATATTTAGGATACAAACAGTAGATAAGAACACTCCAGGTAGAATTCAGATATATGCTAGACATATCTCATATGACACTAAGAACTTATTTTTAGAAGATGTAAGACCTACTGAACTTAATGGAGCTACTTTTCTAAATTGGATATTTACTAGGACCACAACAAGTCATGAATTCAGTTATTCAAGTGATATTACTAAGACAGTAACATCGTATTTTATGAATAAGAATTTGTATGAAGCTTTATTTACTTTAGATAATTCATTCTTAAGTAGATTAGGTGGAGAAGCAGCAAGAAGACAATATAGTATTGCTATAAATAATAAGATAGGTTCTAATACTGGTGTAACTATTAGATCAAGAAAGAATCTAACTGGATTCAAAAGATTTACAGATATAGATACGGTAGTAACTAGGATATATCCTAAAGGTAAAGAAGGACTATCTATACCTAGTAAATATGTGGATTCTCAGTATATAAATAATTATCCAAATATAAAGAGCCAAGAAGTTACCTTTAATAATATTGGTGTTGATGAAGAGAATGGCATTACTGAAGCTATGGCCAGACAACAGTTAATAGAAGCAGCTGAAGCTATGTTTCATGAGCAGCAAGTTGATTTACTTAAAGCCGAATATAAAATAACCTTTGCTAGTCTAGAAAAAACAGAGGAATATAAAAACTTTGCACTATTAGAGAGAATATGGCTTGGTGATACAGTTAATATATATGAGGAAAACTTTAAGATAAATGTATCAGTAAGAGTAATAGAGAGAAAGTGGAATGTTTTAAAGCAAATTCATAACACGATAACATTATCTAATATAGCAGAAAAATCTATGTCAAATTTAAATAAAATAATATCTTTATTAAACTCTATAGTAGACCCTCAGACAGGGTTCTTACAGCAGGCTAAGGATAATGCAACTAAACTTATTCAGAACGGTATAGTAAACTCCTACGTCCTTGTAAGGAAGAATGAAATACTTATAATGGATAAGCCTAGCATTGAAGAAGCAGTTAAAATATGGCGGTGGAATGTTAATGGGCTTGGATATAGCTCTACGGGGTATAATGGTACCTTTGGACTTGCTATGACTATGGATGGGGCTATAGTAGCTGATTTTATAAACACAGGTACATTGAATGCTAATTTAATAAAAGCTGGAGTTATCTCTTCTTTAGATGGAAGTTTTACAATGAATCTATCTACTGGAGTAGTTTCTTTTAGTAAAGGATTAATACAAGGATTAAATTCAAACTGGGATTTGAGCACAGGAATATTTTCAACTCAAAAAACAGATAGTAGCGGAACATATCAGCTTAAACTTGGAAATGGTGGATTAACTTCTGATTATTATTTAGATATAATGTCTAAGTTAAGAGTTATGTTTGGCTATCAAGGTTCAACTATAAGTAATAGTAATTTATTCTATGCATATGAAAATGGGTGTGTTATTTCTGCCAATAGCGGATATATACAACTTCAAACATTTAATGGTGATGATATTGACTTAGTATGTGCAGGTGGGGGAGCTGTAAATGTAAGTGGAGATTTAGAAGTTACAGGAAATAAAAACTGCATTCAATTAACTAAAGAGTACGGAAGAGTTCCTTTTTATAGTACAGAAGATATAAACTCTCTATTAACAAGAACGCCTATAAATGAAATATATGAAACACAACTTTATGATACTGGCAAATATAAATGCATAGTTCCTATAAGCCAATTTATGCGTGAATGTATAAATACTGATTTAGATTACAATGTATGGTTTAGCAAATTAGGGCCAGGTGATATTTGGATTTCAAATACTTATCCTGGTTATTTTGTTATTGAAAGTGATAGACCAGTGAAATTTAAATACAAGCTTGAAGGCATGAGAAGAAACTTTGAAAATATGACAGAAGAAAACTATCTTAACAAACTTTGCAGGATAAACAAACTATAATATTGAGGTGTAAGATGGATGAACTTATTAAAGAAGCTGCTAGCCAAGGTTTTGGGTATGCGCTTTTTGTCTTTTTATTATTATATGTACTAAAGACTACTGGAGATAGAGAAAAAAGATACCAGGATCTCTTAGATAAATTAACAGAAAAGTTCAGTATAATTGAGGATATTAAATCAGATGTAAAAGAAGTAAAAGAACATATTTTTAAGAAATAATTATATGGAGGTTTACAAATGGAAGAATTAAAGTCTTTATTACAAGTGAAGAAGTTAATATCAATACTATTAACTATAGTATTTTGTATATTAAGTATTAAAGGAAAAGTTACTTCAGAGCAATTTCTAACTATTTTTAGCTTAGTAATAGCATTCTATTTTGGTCAATCTACAGCAAGACAAGCAACTAAACAATAATAAATAGATTCATAAATATTCGTTTGAAATGAATTATATACAAAATCTTAAAAACGCCACTATGGCGCTTTGTATTTTTTAATAAAGTACGAAACGCCATAGTGGCGTTTTTTGTTTATCCAAGTTAAATCAAGGCTTTCAAGAGTTAAAAATGGTGAATAAAAAAACTCTCATGGAACATGATAAATTATTTTTGGATTTTATAGAAAAGAAAAGTGATATTTATACAAATTATTAAACTACATAGAAATGGAAATGTTTTATTGTTACAATTAAATTACAAATTATGTGAAAAAATATTTAAATTAAGGTATGGGAGGGGAAGAAATAATAATGAAGATAATAGAGTTAAATCCAGAACGTAGAGAAGCAGCAGAACAAAAATTAGCTGAGATACTTGTAGGAATGTACTTAAAAAGTTTATGGCTTAATAAAATAAATAGTAAATGTAAAGGTGATAAAAAACCTTAATTACTTAACAAAAGAAGCTTATATTATAAAGAAGATTAATATAAAAAGCTCCTGTATCAAAAATATACAGGAGCTAAGCTCAATGTTTTTACAAGTAAAAATGGACCACTCGTTACGCCTTATTCAGATAAGATTATTAGTAAAAGCAGTACAATAATTGATATGGAACATTCTATATAATATATGCAGTTTAAGATATTATTGCTACATATAAACAAGGAGAATATTTATATACAAAATTAAATAAATTATGTTAATATTTACTTATAATAACAGATTCTTGCTAATATTAGGAGATAGAATATGATTGAGAAAAAGGTTAATTTACTAATCAGTATTATAAAAAATGACGAAGAAAAGTTATTATTAGTTGTAGATTTATTAGAGTCTTGCTCCAAGTATTCTTCAAGTGTGACGATGTTAGCTTTATTTTCAATGATAGGTAAAGTTAAATGTAAAAGTATAGAAGAGTATAGAGAAGAGATGAAAAAATTAGACTTCATTAGAAGAGTTAATCATCAGTCATTAATATCACTAATTAAAGCGGTTGATAGATTATGCATTCAAAATCAAGTGCCTGAAATATATGGGAAAAATTACGATGAAAGAAAGGAAATAGCTATTTTTGCACATGAATTAACAAATGAGTACTTCCTTATTGGAATAAACAAAAAACAATAATTGGAGGATGGATGTGGGAGAGAATAATTCATATTTATTACATTGTACAACAAGTCTTTTAGCTAACATATATCATTTATCTGAAAATGAATATATTCGAAAGAGCATTGAACGGAGAGCCTCTTATGAATACACTAATGAAATCATTGAACTATCTTATAATGAAATTGGAAATATTATAAGGAAGACAGATAATAATATTAAAACTGTAAAATGGGAGAGGTTCGAACAAGCGAGTTCATTAAAAATAATAGATAATGAGTTGAAAGAATTATTGATAGATTTAACGAGACTACGGAATAAAACAGTTCATACTAATATGAAAATTAATAAAAATTTACTGGTTTTTCATAGACTAATAAATTATATAACAATAGGATACGCAGTTTTCAATATTAGTACATATATAGACTTTCTATCTTTTAGTAATTTTAGAAGTCATAAAAAACAAAATAATGTACTGTATATAGACAAAAAATACATAGAAGAAGAGCTGATTAAAAATATAATAGATAAGGATATTGTTTATAAGTCAATTAACAAATTAGCTAAAGATAAAAGCTTTAGAAATATAAAAATTGATTTTAACCAATATACAAACTTATTTTCATAGAATGCGGAAAGGGGGTATTGAATGTTTGTAGTTTCCATACTAATGATTTTAGGTGGTGTAGTGGGTATAGTAGTAGGGCTTATTAGAGCTATAATTAAAAGAAAAGTGCAAAAATCAATTTTAATCTTTGTTTTAATAGCTGTAATAGGATTAATAATTTTTGGAATCTCTATACCAAAGACTAAAGATTATCAAGTTATAGTCAATGGTACTGATGTATCTATAAAATATAAAGTTACACGCCTATTAACTGAGGATAGTATAATAACAGATTCTTTAAATAAATTTAGAGATATTATAGAGAAAGAAGAACTAAAGAAATATGAATTAGTAACTTATAATGTATCAGCCGATAATTCAGATAAAAAAGAAGTAGTAGCTATTAATTTAGTTTTTGAGGGCAGCAAATTATCTAACGATTTAAATGATAGTCAGTTATTAAATGCAGCTCAAAGTATTGGTTCAGATCCTATATTAAGAGATAAAATAGAAGGGTTGAAGAAATAGATAAACATTATGCATAAAGAAGAATTATAAACTAGTATAGAAGACTCCTTAATTGGAGTTTTTTTCATATAGAAAATCACATGAAAAATTTAATAATGATATAAATATGTACAGTCTCTAAAGTGTAAAAGTAACTACTTAATAGAACTTATAGCTAAATAATAAAGAATATAGTTTAAGCTATAACTCATAAAAAATGCAATTACAAGGAATGTTAGTTAAATAAAGGAATTTATCTCTTTTTGTAGAATTAACTTATAAAAGGAGATGGTATTTATGGATTTAAGTAAAAAAGAGAGGTTAATACTATGGAATCAATATGAGATATTAAAAGCCTTGTATCCAGAGAATAAAGACGTGTATGATGTTGATCAAAAGATAGTTCTTAGTGGATATAAACATAATTACGATGAATTAATCTCAGGAATGTTTGATGAAACGCCAGAAGATGTTTCAAAATTTGTTATTGATGTTTTTTCTATGTTTAGATCTCTTATTGGCTCTTATAAAAATCTAAAAAGAGAAGAGAAAGAAGAGATTAAAAATGAGAAGATATTATTTAAAGGATATGATGGTAATGATGAGTTAGATTACTATGATTATTCAAAGTTCTTCTTAGATGATTTTGATAAATTCGGAGAAATAAAAGCAATGAAGGATTTTGAATATAATTCACATTGTGCTATGGTTGGAAGATACTCTGAGATGTTAAGAAAATGGAAAGAGGTTAGAATTTCCAAATATGATGATTTAACATTAGAGCAAATAAAATATATTACTGAGGAATATTAGTAATTGAGTAATTAAAGAAATTTCATACAGGAGATTCAATATCTCCTCTATTGTACACATTAACAGGGGTTATAACTGGAGTAATATACTCTCTATTTACATTAATATAACCACCATTTTCAAGTGAATCGATGATGCTATTAATGTCTTCGAATTTAAGTTCTTTAATTAGTAAATTTACAGCCGCTAATTCTTTGTCACTTTTTTCAAAATGATTTTTTATTTGGGCTAATATAAGTAGAGATTTATCATCTAACATAACAATCACCTCTTTTTTACAATATATCACTATATTGAGGTATATATGTAAAATGTATATAGCAAAAAAGTTGATAAAAATACGTTTAATGATAATTTGATAGTAAAAAGTTGGAGTTTTAATAATAAACCCAATATTTTAAAATGATATTAGTTTGAATTACGTCATTTTACTTTTTTAGTATTAAAAGTTAATGGTTAGAGTAAAGAGAGGAGGGGATAATAATGACAAATTTACTTGATTATAATGATTCAAAAGCAATCATCAATTCTAATAATGGAGCTAATAGAAGTTTCGGAAATATAGAGAAATTAATTGATGTGTCTAAGGTAAAGAAATGCTATGTAAAAAACATATTTAATAAAGTATCTCCGAAAGAAATGTACATGCTCACAGAAGACAAGATTATAATAAGTTCTTTTAACCCATTAAGTTTGACTGTATATAGATTACAAGAAATCAAAAACGTGAAAGTCAATTTTCAAGGGCAGTATGAAGTTTCATTAAATATAGTGCTAAAAGATGGTATAGTAATAGAATTTAATAATGTTAAAGATTCTAAAGAAGATTGGCAAAGCGACTATTTTGATTATATTATTGATATAGCTAATTTTTTAATGAATTAAATTTAATAATTTTAATGAGAATCTAGTAAAATATTTTTTGATTATGAAAATTTATTTTAACTCAATATTTTATAATCGAGACACTTGAAAAAGTGTCTTTTTATTTTTATATACAATAAAGAACGTAAGTATATAGCATATATTTGAGAGATATTGTATAATTAGTCAATATGGAGGGTGATTATGGTATATATAATAAATAAATCATTGATTATAGTAGCAACACTTTTATCAAGTATATAGGTAAAATAAAAGTACTTTTTTAATTTTAAGATAAAGAATATTGGGTAGACATTTTAATTCTATATGTTAGGAGTTGTTATTTTTGGATAGGGAAAGACTAAATTTAGCATATGATAGTATTTTAATTAATACAAAAATTAAAAGTAAGAAATTAATATTTTTTAGATTCATCAAGATGATTCCATTTTATATTATGAGTGTAACTCTTTTATACATGGGCTATGTGATACTTAAAATGGGATGGTTAGGTGAAGATAAATCTATAGAAATCAAACTAGCCGCAATTTCTGCTTATTTTGGAATTGCTGCAATTATGTTTGTAGTTCTTCAAATGAGTATAGATATGGTTATAAAACATGACCATGGAGAGGATATTAGTAAATATCTATATATAAACAATAAATTTCTCATATTAAAAGAATCTGGGCTTTTAGATGAAGAAAAACTAATAGAACTATATAAATCCAATTGGGAAATATATGTACAAGAGAAATTTAATAAAAATGAGAATAGTGAGATTAGTAGGATGCTAGATAGTTATGACAATATAATGAATGATATAAGAACTGATGAATTAAAAAAGAAAATTAGAGATAATATATTGGGAAAATAAACCAAATATAAAGAATTTATTTTAAGGAAGGGATAAACTATGTATACTGTGAATTATTTAAAAGTGAGAGAAGAATATAAGCCAATAATAAACACAATATTATCATTAAAGAAGAATGGAAACATACATGGATTACATAATTTCGTTAATAACATGGAGGAATTTCAATATGGTTTTACATTAATATTATATTACATAGGGATGTTAGGTGTCGAAAGCGGTTCGACTAAAGAAGAATATCTGAGAATGAATATAGATAGCATTAAAAGAATCAACAGAGAATATTGCAAATTTTTTGAAGCAAGATATGATGTTTTAGAAAAGAACTTGTACAAAGGATTAGATATATTCAGCGAAATGTAAGCAATGGCTAAGTATAGTTAGTAGTAACACTACCAATTTGCTACTAATGAGTAGACAATCAACACAATTTATTATTTGAAGCACTTACTTTAATGTAGGTGTTTTTTATTTTGATCTAAGAGTTGTAAATCCTCAAAATATAGATATTTGGCAGATGAATTATGGAGAGATATTATTGGGGGTATGTGAGAGCATATCCTTTTTTATAAAAATTTATATAAGTATGAATATTAGTTGGTGATAACGCGAATACTTTTCTCGTATTAGTATGTATTAGGTGGTAAGAGATATGGATAGAAATGATTTTGTTAAGATGTTTTGGAGAACTGATGTTGAGATGTTTTTAAGTAAATGGTTTATAGCTTTAGATTTTATTAGCGAAAGCAAGTTTGATAAAAGTAAAATTGGTATTAAAAACAATAATAAATTAGCTAAAGAATTAAGTTCATTTGAACTCTCTTTAATTATGTATGATATAATAGATAATCCTATTGAACAATTAATTTCGGCAGCTTTAGTGATAAGTATATATAGTTCTTTAGAAAAATGTATATTAACATTAATACCTGCGATTGAAAATAAAAGTAAAATTAAATATTCAAAATATAATGATAATCAGAAGGACCGTAGATTATCTGGTATGGATAAATTAATAAAATATATAGAAGATTTTTCAAACATAAAATTTGATAAGGAATTATCTAAAGACATAGATGTAATCAGGGTATTAAGAAATGAAATAGTTCATAATAGTTCAAGAATATCAAATAGAAAGATGGAATTTTATAGAAGCAATAAACACATATTTAATAAATATGCTGTTATAGAAAAAGGAACTGATGGAGAAGTTTTTTTAGGAGAAGATTTAAAGCATATAAATAATATATTTAAAACTATTGAACCATTCTTGATGAATACATTAGACCAAGAAATATTTATTTAAGTAAATATTTAAACTATACTATTGAACCATTCTTGGAGAGCACTTACTTTATGTAGGTGTTTTTTTGCTTTTTTAAAGATTTGTAAACAAATATAAAATCATATAAGTTTGTGAGTGAATGTATTTTTATGTTAGAATACACGTAGAAAAGTATGGAAAAGTATAGAAAAATATACTATAATTTAATAAAAGAAGTTTTGATGCAAGTAAAATACTAATAAGAACAGATTTCCATATTAGAATTTCTAATTTAAAAAGTTCAATACTTGGAAATTTTAAGAGGATAATAATGGAGAAGTAAAATTCAAAATTTATTTGATTAGAAAGAGTAATTAAATTTTGAAGTCAATATTTTTATATTTAACATAAAATACAAAATGATAAATGGACAAGCTAAAATTAAAATAAATGAATTTTTATTGAAAAAATTGGTAATAGTATAGATAGGATTGAATAGAATGGGTAGTGAGATTATAAATTTTGAGGCTTATCATGGTACTAATAAGAGTTCATCAGAAAGTATTATGAAATCTAAATACTACATACCTAGTAATAAAGATAACGAATGGCTAGGATCAGGTGTATATTTTTTTATTGATAATAAAACAGAGAAGTCAATAGAAAATAGCATAAAATGGGCGGTAAATTTTAAAGGTTTTAAAAATTATGCAGTTATAAAAAACAATATAGAAGTTGATAAAGATAAAGCAATGGATCTCAATAATGAAGATTGGCAAGATATATTTGAAGCTTATAAGATTGAAAAAATAAAAGATTATAAAAAAAGAGGAATACAATGTAATATGAACGTAAAACAATTAGATTGTATGACCATAAATGATATTTGTAATGAAATGAAATTAGATATTGTATACCAACAAAGGTATATAGAATTAGGACAAAGGGATAAAGGAAATAAACTAATAGCTTCCAATATACCTAATTGTAGAATAATGAGCGTAAGAAAGCCTGAAATTATAGATAAAAACTCTATGTATATAATTGAGGAGGGAGAAGCATGA